TGTGACGAGGTCCTTATGCACGACGAACTAGACGACCATGAGTGTGACGAATAAACCCTGACATATAGTCAATATTCTTGGATACTTACACGTAAGGTTCCCCTAAGCGCATGGGGAAATTAACAACCTCTCTAGAGAAAGCAGAAAACACATGGCAACAAATAACAACGGTAATCTTCTTGATACCGCAGGTGAAGTCGCTATTGACTTTGTATGGGGTAACTTCCCTATTCAACCAAACGATGCTCGCCCAAACACAACAGCAGGTCGTCTAGACCCAGCACTTGATAACCACATCATCGCTCTTTCAGGATGGAACGGTTTCCCACAATATTCTCCAAATACAACTGGCGAAGATGTAGCAGGAGCAACTGACTACGTACTCGTACCTTCAGTACTTGGTCTTACAACAGCACTTGCAACTGACGCAATGAAGGACGCATCACTCGTTCCTACAACTGCTACAGCAGCAACAAACACAGCAACACAGCCAACTCGTATTAACGTAACTGCAACTACTGCAGCAACCGTATACGTAACTGGTGGAACTTCAACATGGCCTGTAGGAACTAAGGTCACTATCGCTTCAGGTACAGGTATCCCAACAGCAGTTGTTGGTACTTGGACTGTAACTGGTGGTTCAGGAAGCACACTTGTTATTGCAGGTTCAGGTTGGACTGTTGCAGACACAGGTGCTATTACACCTGGAACAGCACTAACAGGTGCAGCAGGAACAATCAAGACTCAATCTGTTGCAGCAGGTGCAAATACAATCGCACCAGCAACAGCAGTAACAATTACACCATGGGCTTAATACTAATAAGTTAGGTAATTAATATGGCTCGTGTAGCAGGCGGCAAGAGTGGTCGTGGTAAACGACGCTCTATGCCGTCTGCTCAGGAGTTAATGGGAGATTTAAGTCGCCAAGTATTTGGTGAAGAGTTTAAGGGTGCTCCTACAGCAGCATCTACAGCAGAGTTCAGAGCCATGCGTAATATTATGGAAGATGACTCTAAGGGCTTAGATTACTTTTTGTTTGACAATGAAAGAACAGATTACAATAACTTGGCTGGGTTACCAAGTTCCATGGACACCTCTTATGGTCGTCAGTTTGTTGAGTACAACCCACTTACAGGAGATGAAAGTATTCCTGGGTATTTTGGCCCTCAACTTGAAGAAGATGAATCTCCAGCACCCTTGACTGTTGTTCCAACTTCTACAACAAACCCAGAACGCCCACGCACAGTAGCGGCTGGTTATGACGCAGATGAAGAGAAGTTGACTGTAGTTTTCCGTGATGGAACGTTTTACAATTACTACGAAGTAGATGAAAATGAATGGGCAGCGTTTAAGGCTAACCGTTCTAAGGGCGCAATTATTTACCGTATGCTTGACTTTAAACCTCGTGGTCCAGCAGATGTATCTAGCGTATCTCAGGCTGCTAGAGAAGCGTATTACCGATTCTCTCGTGGCGCTCAAGTACACTCAAAGGGTAAAGCCAAGGGACAAACCAAAACCACATACAAAACATTAGGACAGAACAACAAACAAAAGAAAAGGTAGTAATGCCAAAGGTACACAACATCGGTCCAGTATTTGTTCAAGTAACTAAATTCCCCTACGAATGGGGTAGCAAAGTGGTTGTTCGTGGTTGGACCCAGGAAATTGAAGAACCATTTAGAACTTCTAAACCTTTTATACTAAGATTACCTAAGTTTAAGGCACTAGTCTGTGGTCGTTGGACTGGAGTTAAAGACGAAGAAGAAGCATTATCTGTAGCATTAGAAACACGGGAAGTGACATACGATGATTTTACGGAAGAAGCAGGATGGACACCAGCCCCAGACTCGGATAGAGAAGAGGGTGGCGAAGATTTCAACACCAGACTTGGTGCAATGGATGGAACACTCAATGTTCACGATTGGGAAATGCATCTCCGCTTGGCAGAAGAACCCAAGTGATGAAATGCTTGATGAAGTAGTTATGGGTGCAGAAGCATTCCATGCCATCGCTAAAGAGTTGAGACGAAGAAACTAATGTGTTACGCTTTGCTTGCTTTACCTCTCTCTTGGTCAGGCGACGGCCCACGCAAGTGGGTCTCGCTATTTGTGGAGTCAAATGAATACGTATGATGACGATAAGTTTGAGGAAATTAATCCTGAGTTCTATTTAAACGACGAGAACTTAGCGCCTGAAGAAGTTGTTGAAGAGTTAGACGAACTATCACAACAATTTGTTGAAAAACTAATTGATAAAATTTTAGACTTCTTAAAAGTCCTTGTAGGACATGACCTTCACGCATACCAAAAGCCTTTAGCACGTCGCATTATTGAGTCAGTAATTATTAACGACGGCGAAGAAATCACAGCGCTTGCATCACGTCAGTCAGGAAAGTCAGAGACAGTTGCTGACACAGTAGCCACACTTATGGTTTTGCTCCCACGTCTTGCAAAGTTGTATCCAGATTTGCTTGGAAAGTTTAAAGATGGTTTATGGGTTGGGTTGTTTGCACCTACTGAGTCTCAGGTAGAAACTCTTTTTAGTCGTGCTGTTACTCGACTTACGTCAGAGCGTGCAGTAGAAATTATGGGAGACCCAGAAATTGACGATGCTGCAGCACGTGTAGGCGGTGTGACTCGACAGATTAGACTTAAGAAGTCTGGTTCAACTATTACGATGATGACTGCAAACCCTCGTGCAAAAATTGAATCTAAGTCTTTCCATTTGATTGTAATTGACGAGTGTCAAGAAGCAGATGACTTCGTAGTATCTAAGTCAATTTCTCCAATGCTTGCGTACTACGCAGGAACAATGGTTAAGACAGGTACTCCAACAACAAGTAAGAACAACTTCTACCGTGCTATTCAATTAAACAAACGTAGACAAACAGGTCGTGGTTCACGTCAAAATCATTTCCAATGGGATTGGAAAGAAGTCTCAAAGTTCAACGCTAACTACGAAAAATTTATTAGAAAAGAAATGCTCCGTATTGGAGAAGACTCAGACGAGTTTCAGATGTCGTACTGCTGTAAGTGGCTTCTTGAACGAGGTATGTTTGTTACGTCCACAGTTATGGATAGATTAGGTGACACATCTTCAGAGTTGGTAAAGTCTTGGCACAAGACACCTGTGGTAGTTGGTATTGACCCTGCACGTAAAACTGACAGCACTGTTGTAACTGTAGTGTGGGTTGACTGGGATAGGCCAGATGAGTTTGGGTACTTTGAACACCGTGTTCTTAACTGGCTAGAAATTCAAGGGGACGATTGGGAAGAACAGTATTTTCAGATTGTTAACTTCCTTGAGAACTACGATGTTCTTGCTATTGGGGTGGATGCTAACGGTGTTGGTGACGCAGTAGCCCAACGTCTAAAACTTCTTATTCCTAGAGCGGAAGTAACCGCCCTTACATCTTCTCCCTCTGAACAGTCAAAGCGTTGGAAACATTTGCAGGCGTTAATTCAAAGAGAAATGATTTCTTGGCCCGCCCATGCAAAAACACGGAGATTGCGTACTTGGAAGCGATTTGTGCAGCAAATGACGGATGCAGAAGTCCAATACAAAGGTCCTAACTTTCTTGTAGCCGCCCCAGATGAAGCCTATGCCCACGACGATTTTGTAGACTCTTTATCTATTGCTTGCTGTTTAACTGAGTCTTTGGTTATGCCAGAAGTAGTGGCTTCTTCAAATCCTTTTTTCTAGTTCAGCAACATAAATAGGCCAAAAGGTAGGAAACTTTTACCTGGAATGGCCTTCCTATTTATCCTTAAGGAGTAAACATGAGTATCTCACCAGCACCTCAATTTCCAGAGCGTGCACCCCATAACTACGAAGTAAAGGGCGCAGACAACGCAACACGTCGTGGTCCACTTCGCTTTGAAGAAGGAATCGCAACAGACACAGACGTTCCAAGCGAATTCCAAAAGGGCATGATGCAGGGTTACATTCCTGCTGCAGGACGCCCTAACCGTAACGCAAACGTATTCGAGAAGCCTGCTGCTGAAACTCTTGCTGAGCGTGCCCACGTGGGTTCTGCTGCATGGGTAGAAGCACCAACATTCTTGGGTGAGTTCGCACACGGAACACATAACGATTATGCTGCTCAGACAATTGAGACAGTTGTTCGTTCAGGCGGACGCACACAGCGCACATCCGCAACAGTCGTAAACGACTAAGTTAAGACAGACATCTGATAGCCCCCACACTAGTGTGGGGGCATATCGGGTTATAGAGAGGAGATAGTTATGGCGAGTAAACCAGCGAACCCCAAAATGTGGGCGATGATTGTCGCACAGGCAAAAGCAAAGTACTCCAACTATCCAAACCCAGGTGCATCAAACTGGGTTCATAAGACTTATGTACAACATGGTGGTCGCTTCATTGAGACTACAGAGCAAGACCGTAAAATGGGTATTGCAAAGAAGAAGCACGAAAAAGAAAAATTAGAAAAAAGAAGTAAGACTGATAAAGATAAAACAGATAAAAAGTCTTCAAAGAAGGATAAAGGCAAGAAGTAATGTCATTCATGGACTTCAGTCCTCCGTCGTATAGGGCTGCATCATCAGACTTAACCATTTCGGTTTCACCACTTGGTTTGGTTGAACTTGCTGACGAAGAGTTTGAAGTACATGGTCCACGCCTTAATCGTTACTCACTTAACTGGGCAATGTACC